ATTATCATTTCGTTGGATAGATATCCTATCGATGAAATCACTTCCATAGTATACCCTTTATTATCTTTACTTCTTTTATCATTTTATCCACCACTAAACCTGACCACCCCCATATTATGATACACCATGACCTCAGTATCCTCATAACTCTGTCGGTGCGGGACGGTGATAGCCCTTGAGACGAAGTCGAAAGGTCTGTCCGTCCACCTTGACGAGTGTGATGCGTATTTCTGTGTGATGCGTTTTTTTCTTCGAATATAGTGTTTTTTAATGTGTTGGTGAGAGGCGTATTTTTGTGTGTTGCGTCTTTTTCCGTCCACCATTTTTTTGGTGATTCTTTTCTTAGTTCATCAAAGTCTGTTTCCTTAACTCTCTTTATATCTTCTTTACTTATCATTAAAACCTCACCCAAGTTTTGTAAGGATAGACCTCACATATTTTTAAATTATACTTATCTATTTCTTGTAATTGATAAGTCTTTGCATCAACACCTTCTCTTTCGTATACCTCGTCAAAGTAAGGGTACAAATCTTGTATTTTTGCACCATGAAACTCCACATAGAATTCATCGATGTATTCAAATGTTTTATCCTCTAACATCTTATCTATTACCTTGTATTCACCACCTTCAATATCCATCTTAAGAATTATGTAATCATCCTTGTTGAAGTTATCCATTATGAATTGTGAAAAATCTATTGTATCGACCTCTACTTCTTGAGGTTGTTTTTTAATATTATCTTGTTTGTTTTTATATAGTGTAGAACTTAAACCACCTCTAACATAAAAAGTATCTTTACCATCTTCTATCCAAACCGCCTTTTGATGATAGGTCATAGGTTTACTTGATAGGGATGAGACAAATTCAGGTGAGGGTTCGAAACAATGAACATCCCATTCATCTGAACCTTTATTCTCCATGAACCAATCGTATGATTGACCACTATTTGCACCACAATCTAAGAATACCTTACTCATACCAACCTCGAATGCCAATGTAGGTGGTCAGGTATTGCCCGTTGGTTCTTATCTATTTTAAAATTGTCGTGTTTGTAGAATTGTTTTGCAACTTTTACGAGTGACTCTTCCATTAGTCTTTCGTCCTCTGAGTCTATTGTCATCGTGTGTTCTTTCCATACTGCCATAGGAATGAAACAAGAATCACAATCTAATATTATGAACTTATCCGTTTCCAAGTAAGTATTTGTTTTGTCTTCTAATATACATAAATCACACATAACCTTGTTTATAACTTCTTTCTTTTTTAAATAATTGTATTCTGCGTCTATTGGAACATACCCCAAATTTTATCCAATACAAGACCAATAAAACCAACTCCAATAACACCTCTCCATTTGGTTGTTGATTCTCTGAAACTCGTGTTTTGTTTCGTTTCTGCCCATAATCCTTCGTGTGGATTGAATAGACTTTCTTTTATAAACTTCAAATTTTCATCGGTCTTTTGATGAGCATTATTGATATCATTATTCATTCTCTCAATATCTTCTTTGATAGTATCTATTTTATTGTGTATTAAATCAAATTCTTTTCTATCGGCTTGATTCACTTTACTCTCCTGCTAATGGTGATTTTCTTAAAGAACCATTACCGAGAGGGGAATTAATATGTCTTCCTTGTGGACTACCTTGTGGTAATACGGTATTTCCACTATTGATGTGTCTACCATTTGGGTTACCTTGTGGTAATACATCAAGACCATTATTTAAATGTCTACCAATTGGACTTCCCATTGGGTTAACATCTTTTGCCCCATCTATTATTCTTGAAGAGTAAGGTACAAAATTTTCTCCTGCACCTGCTGGTGAATCAGTTGGAATGTTACCACTTGCACCTTTATTTGGTGTAGGTGTGTCTTTTCCTTTGACTAAATCTACTAATGCCATTTTCTTACTCCTATTTTCTTCCCATTGAGTTGGTCACATCGGAAAACAGAGTAGAGCGGGTTGTCTATTTTGCTTTAGAACATAATTGTACTTAATCGTTCTACCGAGTTCTACTGAGATGTAGTAATTATGCTCCCCATCCTCTGTTTGAGCTCTACCCGATGTGTAACTCATATATAAATATAAGATAAAAAGTTTTTATTATACAGAAAGTGCCCTTTTGAACCATCCAAATAAAAATCTTTCTTGTTCAGGTTTTCTGTTTACTAAATCATAATAATGTTTTAGTCTGTAACACCTTACCCTATCCAATGAGGGTTTGTACTTATCAAATGCCTTCTTTGTACCAGGTCCGAATCCACCATCTACTTTTAAATCTCCACCTTTACCATTGATGGCTCTTTGTAGTATCTTTACGGCAGTTCCCCTACCTTGATTCACACACATATCAAAGAATATATGTTTTAAATCATCGGTTAAATCATCCACCTTGTTCTTATCCCAATAGTCCTTCTTGTAGATTTCTTTTGCCCCTTCTTTCGTTAGGTTTTTGATATCCACATCAGGATAGAATCGTTTTGCTATACCATAGTTAGTTTCTCCGCCTAAATCTGACGGGTCGTGTACATATCCACCTTCGTGGTGTAATGTTACCTCTATTATTTCATCAAATGTCTTTAACATTTTATTCTCCTATAAAGAAATTTCAAATCCAATTTTTGCCTTGTAAAAGTCTTTTCCTTGTAACTTTGATATTTCACCAGTTTTATATATTCTTAGTCTTTCTGTAATTTTCCAAGATGTTTTGAATTTGTTTTCAAACTCGAATGTATCTCTTCCATCCTCTTCACTCGGTGGGAAATATCCATCAAATGAAAAATCAACTTCTATCTTATCATCGTAATACTTTTTCTTTTTACTACCACCAAATGATACGAATGTTTCAAAGTTGGAACTCAATACATTATCATTATCATTACGACTCGTAAATCCAAATGAAAAACCTTTCCAACTTCGTCTTGAGTCAATCTTTAGATATCGTACACCTTGACTTTCCTTGTTCATATATTCTGGTTTAAAGTAAATACCATTGTCAAACTTAGCCCAAAACAAATCATCTATATAATGTTCACCAAGTTCTCTTTCCCATTGTCTGTTGATATAAAAGTCGTCATTACTTATCCCAATACTAACTTCATAGTCATCGGGATTGGGTTGTGTGTTTGGTGTTCTTGCAGCAAATGATGTAAATAACATTACTCCTGCTAATAAACTATCTAATACCATTTCTTACCCCTTATAAGCTCTTACGAATTTAATCTTACCAAATTCATTGAATTCAATAATGTCTGTTACTAATAGTGTTTCTTCTTCGTTAATAATTATCTTGAGTTCTGTTATAACAACATTATTATCAAGATATGTTTTTAATGGTTCAGCAACTATTGTATCTACCGAATCGAAGATGTCTTGATTTGCCTGTACTACCTCATCGATACCATTTGCAATAATATCCCAATCGTGTAATACTACATCATCCGAAAACATACTTCTCAAACCCTCTGAATCTTGTTCTGAAAAAGTTTGGAAGTATTCGAATGCCCTATCTTGAATACTTAGGTATTTTTCATAAAGCATTTACTTTCTCCTAACGACTTTTCTACGAGTCCTTTTTCTTTTAGATTTTTTGACTCTTCTATCATCACCACTTCTCTTATCACCGACAATAAATGCGGTAACCTCATCAATTACTTTTAGGAACTTATCTAATCCACTCATGATTTTTTCCTTGTGTTTCTTGGTTTTGGTTTATAGTTTCTTCTCTTTCTTGGTTGAGGTTTTGACTGCGGTTTACTCAATCTAAATATCTCTTCCTTGAGAAGTTGTCTTTGTGTTCTCAAATCTTGTACCTCTGTATCCAAGTCTTCTAATTTATCGGATGTTAAGACACTCGATATAATAAAACCAATAGGTAATCCAATCAGTATTCCAATCAATACCCATTCTGCTGTCTCAATCATTATTCTCTCCTTTGTAAAATAATTCAAATACATATGGAGGCCTGACCGTTGAATTGTGTCTCCATACTGATTCATAACCACTATCTAAAATTACTTTTCTATAATCTATATGATGTTGGTTAAATTCCGTTCCATTTTCTATATTATAGGATAACACAAATGGAACATTGTTATCATCCATATTCTTAATATACTTTTCCATTGATTCCAACGGCATCTCAGGAAAAGAATCTTGATTAATAAGGATTTGTGTATCGTGTTTCAAATCCTCGTCAAAACTTTCTGCATAATGATGTTTGATATCAACATCAGAATTAAAATTATTGATATATTGTCTCAATAGTAAATGTGATAAATCTACATGAGTTGACTTTTTGATATTAAAATTATTGTAAAGTAAACAACTCAATAAACCTGAACCATCACCAATAAAAAATGTCTTATCCAAATTATATTCTTTTAATATAGTCTGTATTATATCAAGAAAATATATGTAATCCATTAATTCAAAGTGAACAAAATTTTCACCAAAATTCCAACCCCAAGTCTTACCAATATTTATCTCATTAGGTATTTTGTATCTGTTATATAACTTATCAATATATTCAGCCACCACGATATCGTCTTGTTCAGTACCGTCTTTTAAGTGAACATATAAGGGTTTTATCCTAAAAATATTTCTTTTTGCCTTATTCTGTCTGTATTCATCGTTACTCAGAGCCTTACCAGAACTTGCACCCTCTGATATACCATGTACATAATATTCCTCATATAATTCTTTAAGTCTGTTGATATCCTTTTTTTCAATGGACTCAAATACCTCTGTTCCAGTTTCATTATTTATTACACGAGTCCAAACTTCAGATGCCGAAGTATTTATATCTCTAGCAAAATAAGACCCACATTCCTCAAAGAATGATTCGAATGTCTTTTTATTAATTTTTACTCTTTCGTGACGAGTTGGTTCAACCATCTACTTCACCTTCTTCTTCTTCCATTCTTTTCTTGATGTGTTGTGTAGAACTTACAATCATAGTGGTTCCAAGTTCCTCTTCTTCATTATCTAATAACGGACTCTCTTGGTTAATAAACACCATACTACCACTATGTTCTGAACCCGTAGCCTCGTAATCCAATCTCATCTGTATTGCTTCAGCCTCTATTTCTAATGCAATCTGTTCTAATTCTTTTTTCTGTTCTTCAGTAAGTTCGTTTTTTATTTTTTTGAATGTCATAACCTAAATTTTGCCTTAATTAAAGGTGGCCATTTTTTATCACCAATATACTCGGATGATGCAGGATAATTTGTAAATTCTACAGAATCTACGATTTCATCAACTTTTACATTGGTAAACTTTCCATCCCTATTTTTATTATGGAATGTGTCCGAATCCACCAACTCAGGTTGGTCTTTGTCGTGTAAGTAAATATCAGTCTCTTGTCTGAAAAGTGATTCTTTTAACGCATAAACTCTGTAATCCTCACTACATTTATCAAGGAATACATCAATTGCATATTTTATCGGTTGATAATCTTTTATTAATTTACTTACTGAATCTTTATTGATTAGGTAACCATGTGCTCCCCATAAACCAGAACCCCAAAATGGTTTACAAAATAGTGGTGTTTTATCTATACCATCAACATACTTTTCCTTTTTACCAAGAAACACTATATCCCAATCCAATGATTCTAATTGTGTCCACATCTCTTTCCAAAACTTGGAGGGTTGAATGATTACCTCATTAGTCTCCAAATCAGTTTCACTTGTGAATATATCTTGTGTAATAACCACATCATCTTCTAAAATCAAACAAATATCTGTCTGGCTAGATTCAAAAATTTCCCAACACTTTAAATGAGATAAAGAACAGGCGATAACATTTTTATTTATGGCCCCCATTGGGTCATAAAATTCACTATTTAATTTGTTATCACTTATCAGTTTTGAAGTATCAATATCTGAACCATGTATTGCCTCGATAAAATTAAAATCAAGTTTACCAAATCTCTGATTAATCTTTTCTTTTCTATCGTTTCTTGTAGGTAGACTAATACAAAATACTCTGTCTATACCTAACTTTGTCTTTACCATTATAACCTTATTTCGTGCTCATCCTCGTATGTTTTTAGTATTCTCTTGACTAATGGATGTCTGATACAATCATCTCGACTAAACTCCATATGATTGACTCCCTCAACACCTTTTAATCTATTCCATACATCATAGAATCCACTTTTTTCATAGTTGGTAACACCATTGGTCTTGTATTTATCACATTGTGATAAATCACCTTGAATAATCATCTTACAATCATGTGATATTCTCGTCATAATTGTTTTGATTTGCATAGGTGATACATTCTGTGCTTCATCTAATATAACATAACAATTCTCTAAGTTAGTTCCCCTCAAAAAGTTTAATACTCCAATCTCAATCTTTCCATCGTGAATCATCTTACCAGCCTTTGCCTTACCAACTATCTTATCCAATATGGTAAATGTTGATTCGTTATATTGTTGTATCTTCTTGTCTAATTCACCAGGTAGGTATCCTAACTTATCCTCGTTACCAACATCTACAGTTGGATTGATGATAATTAGTTTATCATATCCTGTACCTCTCCTTAAAACATCTTGTAATGCCTTATAGATTGATACATATGTTTTACCAGTTCCTGCTATTCCATGACATAAAACTAATTGTGTCTCTTCTTCACTTATTATATCATAGAATACTTTTTGATTGAGTGTCTTTGACTCAAAATTATTTACAATTTTAGGAATCGCTCCTATGGGTGATTTGTAAACCCTTTGTTTTTTTGTACTCATGATTCACCTTAAATTTTTAACTCTTCATCTGTAATAGCTGCATCTTCTTTCCACCATTCGTATTTCATCCTATCCATTTGCCTGTCTTTTAATCCTAATTTAAATTGAGTATCATACTCTTCCTTTGTCATGACTTTCCACAACTTATCAAACTCTACCTCTTCTATATGTTTCACACCGAGAAAGTAAGTTCTAGCCCCACTCAGACCTACACCACTATCTAACTGAACTGTTGTATTAATGTTATCTAATTTATCAACTAAATAAAATTTCATTTCTTGACTCCTCTTTTTTTGTTCCACTTGGTTTTTTTGTTGCGTTTTTCTTCGTCTATTTGTTTCCAAGATTTCTTTTTCTTGGTTACTTTTTTTGGTTTTTCCTCATATCTTTCTTCATACTTTTCCCATTCTCTAACATTCATCTTTCTCTCCTATTAGGCAAAGTTTTAATTAGTATAGATTTTTAGTTTAGACAATATGTCCATGAATTCTGTTATTGTGTAGTGTTTTTTATGGTCATCCAAGATAGTGATGTCCTCTAATAACTCTGGTTTATTATTAACTATGTTGTGAAAGGCTTTCATACCTTGGCCTGTGTAAAACTTACCAAAACTTTCTTCTCCTAAAACATTAGTGTCGTGATAATCTTTGTCTGTATCACCACTCAGTAATAAATAGTAAGTCATTATTGATTATTCACAAAATCTTTGATATAATCATCAATATTTTCCTTTGCTGTCCAACCAAGTAATCTATGTGCCAAATCATCATCACATAATGTAACATCATACTCACCATCTCTGGCAGGTATGTGTTCAGTAGGATAATCACCAAAGTAACTGGCTAATTCATTTATTGAGTGATTAACTCCACGACCTAATTCAAATATTTTACCACTAATTTCTGAATTATATTCGTTAGGAATTAGTAAAGACCTACCACACTTTTCTACACCATTTACTATATCATCAATATGTGTAAAATCTCTTCTCTGTTCTCCGTCACCAGTTATCGTCAATGGTTTATTTTCTTTGTATTGTTTCATAAATATACCCAACACCGTAGCATATTCCCCACCTTCCAATTGATGTGGCCCGTAGACATTGTAAAACCTACAAATTGCTGTTGGTAAATCATAAACCTTATTGTATAATTCACATAATTGTTCTCCACCAAATTTAGACCAAGCATATGGACTCCCCCATAAACCATGATGTTTAGAACTTGAACCAGCATACACAAATGGAGTATTGTTCTTTCGTGCAAAATCTATCAAATTTAATGTCGAATAAAAGTTATTCAAGATAGTTTGGTGGGGATTCTCTAATGAGGGTTGGATTCTAGCAAGTGCTGCCATATGATATATTATATCATACTCCTCATCTCTCCAAGATGGATATGTATTATGGTCTACATATATTCCATGTGTATGAGGACTTGAAATATCATACTCAATGTAATGACAACCCTTTTGGTGGTTTTCTTTAAAACCAGTTGAGTAATTATCTAACGATGTTACTTCATATCCTTCTTTTAATAATTTTTTAATTAAGTTAGTACCAACAAAACCTGCACCACCACTTACTAATATTTTCATTTTATTTCCCTTCTTATAAATTTGGAATTTGTTTATTTAAATCTGTACCAAGAAATTTGTCATTTTCTAAGTTTGAGTATTGACCATCAGAATCTACATAGAATACTAACAATTGTACTTGTAATTCTCCTTTAAAATCATTTCTCCAATGTGGAGTTTCTGAACCCTTGTAAATTATACCTTCTCCAACACCACAAACTTCTTTCGTTTCATTACCATCTACTTCAAAATACAATGGCCAATCTGTGGTTGAATATGTCGTGATACTAACACCAAACTCTGATGCTTTCCTATCAATATGTCTTGGTAATTTGTTTCCATTACGATAAATTCTACCATAACTATAAGTTGGCTGTAAATCTAAACCAACCACTTTAGATACCCCATCTCTTAGTTTATATAATGTTTGTAATCCAATAGGTGGATTGTAAAATGCAGGAGAATTAGCCACTCTCCATATTTCGTATAATCCTCTTGATTCTAAATCTAATAAATGTTGTGTTATCGTTTCACATTCACTTGTCGATAGTGCATTAAACTTACGAGGGTTCATCCAATTTACTCAAAACCTTTTCCTTGAAGACCTTTATACCTTTGGATACATTCTCTTCCCAATCATTGTTAGCCTCACCATCGGCTCCATCAGTAATGTACTTGAATGATATAAATGGAACATCGTATAGATAACACACTTTGGCTAATGCGTATGCTTCCATATCCACCACCTCACCATAGTAATTAGTTTTATCCTCTACAAAGTTATCACCACTACCACAAGTTGCATCTATTCCAATTGGATTGAACTCCACATTCTGTTGTTGTATAATAAAAGGTGGGTCCTGTTCAAATGGAGTTTCACCTCTCATAAATCCAAGACCAGTTACATCCATATCTCGTTGAATAAATTTAGTACAATCTACTAACTCACCCTTTTTATATTTACGACTACCAGCAGTTCCATAATTGATTATATTATCATATGGAATGTAACTACCAAACTTACCAAACTTTTGTGTAAGTGAAAATGTAGCATTTACCTTACCAACTCCTGTATACAATACATCGTAATCATCCAACTGACCTTGTGTTTCCACTTCAAGTGCACAGACTATTAATGTCTTTTTATCTAATCCTTTTGATTCACCATATGTTTCACTCATTAAATTAGTATTTCCCTTTTTATGTTTGGGTTCGTATGGACACATCAAACATCCGTGTCCACAACAATAACCTCGTTCTGTTAAAAATTCTCTCGATAACATTACCAGACATCTTCACCCCAACCATTGTATTTTTCATCTCCACCTTTTACTCCCCAATCAGAATCAATAGTAACTCTTGACATGATACCACCTCGTGGCATACAATCCAATACAAGTCGTAATCTCTGTGGTGTGTAAACTTCCATCATGTGGTCGTAAATTACATTAGTTAACCTTTCATATGATATTATAATATCCCTATATTGTTGTAGGTATATCTTCAAGGATTTCAATTCAACTATTTTACCATTAGGATGCATCAAAATATACAAGGTGGCAAAATCAGGTTGTTCATATACTCCCAAGAATGTCAATTCAGGTTGTTTCATTTTTAATTCGTATGGATTTTCACCATCTAAGTTTGGTAAAGATTTCAGAAGTGATTTATCTGCATCTTTCCACATTTTTTTCTTACTCATAATAAGTCCCATCTAAAACCATTTCCATATGCTCCCCATTGTGAGGTTTCATAATATATTGGTTTCTTTAAATCTAAATATTCAATTATATCATTTGGATATACAGAATATTTCTCTGATATATTCCAAATTGTTTTACCATCTGTAGCTGTAGCCTGTAGTGGTTCTTTCTCACCTATAGCATAACTCAAGTAAACCCAACACTCATCTAATTTCTTAGACTTCATCTCACTAACAGCGATATACCTTGCCATATATGCTGCACTTCTATCAACCTTACTTGGGTCTTTACCACTATATGCTCCACCACCGATTGGAACTCTTGGGCCGTAGTTATCAACTACTAACTTCCTACCAGTCAATCCTGCATCTGCATCAAAACCACCTTGTTCCCAATCTCCAGCTGGATTACAATGGATTTTAATATCATCGGTTTCCCATTCCATATAATCATTTACTGCTGTTTTTAGTTCATCAGTAGTTGTATTTTGAAAACTCGTGACGATGTGTGTTATCCAATGGTCATCTGTTGTGATTTGTGTTTTACCATCATAAGGAAATTTCTCGTATAGATGTCTACATAAATCCCTTGCTATATAATATTCTTGTGGAACATATTGGTCGTTCTCATCACATGCATAACCAACCATAATGCCTTGGTCACCTGCTCCACCAACATCAACACCTTGTTTGATAAAGTTAGATTGTTTCACTACATTGTGAGTAACCTTTTCAATACCACAAACTTCCTTTACTATTGATTCGTAGTCTAATTCAGCATTTGTGGTTATCTCACCAGTCAAATGAACTGAACCATGACCACCTGCCGTTTCTATTGCTACCCTCGACTCAGAATCTTGTTCTAAACAAGTATCTAAAATCTTATCTGATATTCTGTCACATATCTTATCTGGATGTCCAGGTGATACGAACTCTGCTGTCCTAATCATATTGTATTACACTCCTTACATTTAAATTAAAATCTTCTACTCTTGGAACATATTTCAAATCTACTAACACCAAATTACCTACAACCTCATATCCTGCTCTTATTGCTAACTCGTTAGTTGCCTTGAGGGTTCCACCTGTAGCCAATACATCATCCACAATCACTACCTTGTTTGTACCATTTGGGCCGTACCAAGGTTGTAATTCTAATATGGCCTTACCATATTCCAAATCATAACCTATCGACACTTTATCACCTGGCGTCTTTCCTTCCTTTCTTGCACACACTACACCACCACCAAAATATGTGGCTAAACCTGATGAGAATAAAAATCCTCTTGAATCTATACCAATCCAATAGTTAGGTAAGTCGTCATCAAAGTGTCCACCCATGTCCACAAGTGCTGACCTAAATGTTTCTTGGTCTGCCAGTAATGGTGAAAGGTCTTTGAAGTTTACTCCTTCTATCGGAAAATTAGGTATCTCTGTTATATAATCCTTATACGACATTTATTAAATCCTTTTCATATGTTTTTAATGATTTTATTTCGAACTTAAATATTTCTAACTCCATCTCACCCACTTCACCGCTCTCTTGAAGTATATCTGATAAGTTCACTAATATTTGGAAGTTATCTTGATTCAGTTTACTAGCATCAAACCTAACAACTACATCATTTTCAGGTTCAATGTGGTCTGAATGAATTTTCTGTTGTAAATCAAATCGAGTATTTGGTTGTTCATTCTTGACATAGTCATTAACACCAAACCCTTTGTGACCAACCCAATCACCATAGATATCTGAACACCAAGGTTCAATTTCTTTTAGTAAATTATTATTACAATTCTCAACTACAAATCCCACATCATATTTCGGTGGAATGATTGGATGTAATAGTTCATCGTGTTTTACCATATGTCCCCACTTACGAACAAAATTACGAGTAGACCTTTGATTCTGTGCCAACCATTCATCAGTTTCCCTATTCTTCATAAAGACTTGACCATTAGGATTTCTTACTGCTCCATCGGCAAATCTACTACCACGACAGGTCATGTGATATACAAAACCCTTCCAAGTCTGTTTTAAATCATACCCAGCTAATTTAAATCTGTTGAATATATCCGAGTCCTCTTTTGATTGTGGAGCGTAAAGTGGGTCGTGACCACCGATACTCGTGAAGTCATCTTTATATATCGCCCACGGAGCAAAGATGCCATTTGTAGTTTCATCTTCTCTCGTTGCCACATAATTTGATACGAATTGTAGCAATCCATGTTCATTAAACTCTTCAGGTTCAATTCCAAAATCTTCAATAATTTTTTCAGGACCTTTGGGATGTAGTGGTGGTTCTATTCTTGTAGCACTTACCACCGTACCTCGTTCCAAATGTTTAAGTATCTCTGTATCTAAATTAGGACAGGCGTACATATCAGCGTGATAAATCATCACGATATCGTTTGTTGCCATATCCACCAATGTATCATATAGTATTGTATGTCCTAATCTTGTAGGGCCTTCATTACGATGTATCTTTACATTTGGGTCTAACAAACAAACACTATTCATCCATTCCCAAGTACCATCATCTGAGAAATCGTCTGCCCAACATATCTCATGTTCAGGTCCTAAGTTTCTTCTGATACTTTTGTAAGACCACTCTAAATATTTTTTATTATTTCGTGAGGGTTGAATGAAACTTATTTTTCTATCATCCATTTATAACTCTCCAATTTTCTAACCATTTTTCTTCCGTATAGTATTCATCAAATCTATACAATGCTTCTTCACTAACTGCACTATAAAATCCATCATCAGATTTCAGTTTTTTAGCTATCTTTTGTGCCTCATCCAAATCACCAACTTCTATTGTTGTGTTTGGAAATATTATCTCTTGTGTATCCAATCCTCTGTATCCAATACAAGGTATTCCATGAAATCCACAATTCATGGCAAATGTTCCAGCGGCATGAGTCCTCATTAAATGTATTCCTATATTATACTGGGATAAATTCATTATCCAATCTCTCCAACTCATATAAGGTAAATAGTTTATTTCTTCGATAGAATCTTCAAAATCTTGCTTCCTTCCCATCGATGGTGCGACTATTGGGTCACCTATCTGTCTTGCCACTACAAATGAATCAAAACCACCATACCAACTCACCATGTTTCCACCGATGATTGTTGCGTCACCCCATTCATTTCTTGGAATCAATCCATCAGGTAACATTAGACTTCTCATCACTCTTACATCCTTACAACCTAACCCTTTGTAGTAACTCACATCTGACTCATTATGACAATATACCCAATCTGCTTCAAGTAAATTATTATAGTAGTGAAATTGTTTTGGTAATTCGTAATCTTGAAAATACCAATGTGGGCCTTCCTGCATTATCGTTACATTATCACATACTTTTCTTATGTGGTTCAAGTCTATGTTTGGATTATTTTTAGGAATTATTACTATTCCCAAATCAAAATGTTCACTCGGTAGATTTGTTAAACTACACATTGGAGCATCTAATGCTAAACACCAAGCAACTTCTGTTCTTGCATTTGGAAAATCTCTTGGGTATTTTTGATTATTACCTGTTTCGGAGAAAAACGCTATTTTCATACAACTGCTCTTCCTTTCATCTTTTCCCAATCTCTATCCTTTCTAACCTTATCATTTGTAACCAATACAGACCTCAATACATCTATATCCAAATCAAATTCATCTGCTACACTTATTAATGCATTTAAATCTTTTGGAAAACAATGTCCACCGAATCCATAATCACCATCAGGTCCTGGTACAGACCAATGAGTCACTCCCAATCTTTCATCAAGTGTAGCATATTCCACTACCTTGTCATAATCCATATTAAATTTTTCACATATAGAATACATCTCATTTGCAAATGATACTTTTGTTGCTAAATATGAATTGGTCATGTACTTTACAAGTTCAGCAATAGTAGAGTGAGTCTTTATTATATGTGAGGTTGGAAATACTTTATTATAAATTTGTCTCAATTTATTTGTACCATTCCTTGTTCCACCCAAAATTATACGAGTTTGGTTTTTAAAATCATCTATAAAGTTTGCCTCAGTTAAAAATTCAGGATTAAAAATTACATTTAGATTTTTATATTTTTTATGTAGTCTTTCGGTTGTACCAGGTGGTACCGTAGATTTAATTACCACGATTATCTTTTTATTACTTAACTCATCTATTTCCTTTACAACACTTTCTACTACCTCAGTATTACAACTTCCGTTTTTATTCATTGGTGTTGGGACACATACAAATATTACTTCACACTCTGAAACCATATCAGGTAAACCACAAGTACTTTTTTCTTCATCATACTTATCATATGTTTCAATATTATAAAAACCATCAAATCCTGTTTTGATAGCACTTCCTACATAACCTTGTCCAATGATTCCTATTTTCATTTGTAAAACTCCTTGTATGTTCTTTCTAACCAATAATTAGCATCTCTACCCATTTGATTTTGTGGAATGGCATTGAAATGAAATACCCAACCACAATTTTCAAATATCAACTCATCTGGCCACCAACAATTTTCATGAATGTAAAGTAATTGTTTACTATGTAAATCTTGTAAATTATATTCTACTGGAAGATAATTCAAATTTATATTCTGTAATCGTGTTAAGAAATTTAGTAAGGTTTGGTCTGTTCCTGCCTTTACTCTATCTATAGCAGATTGAACATTTAACCTATTCGATTCATAATACTTCTTGACATATTCGAAAAAATCTTTGTGTTTTTCGTTTACAATTTGAAACCCACAATTGAAGTAATCCCAAACATTGAAAGGGACTTTACTATCAAACAATAATTTAGAAAATCCATCCATAGACCTTCTTGTCCACTCGAAACTTCCATTATTTTTCACCACACTATATTCATGATTTGTCAATTCGAAAAAATTAGGACAATTAGGATGAACTATTGTATCAGCATCAACTATTAAGATTTGGTCATAATCAATATTATTGGATTCTAAAATATCAAACATATAATATCTTTGCCAAGTAATTTTCATCTGTTCAACTGGACACAACAAATCTTCCCAAACTAATAACTCACAGTTATTTTTCTTGGCAAAATGACTCCAACTATCTACTGAATATTGATAACATTTATTTCTACCATCACCCAAATCTATGTTTGGGATGAATATAACATTTTTCATTTTTTACCTTTATGTGCTCCAGTATTGATGAAATAATCGTTATGTCTCGAATCACCTTGAATGTAACTAAACTTTAATTTATTTTTCCATGCTATGTAATTAAAACTCAATTGTTCTCTCTTACTATTATACTTTAACTCAACCCAATGATGTTCCATAGCATCAACTACATCCACTTGATTGTGTCTTCTTAAAACTTCCATCTGAACCACCAACCCATTTCGTGGTGGGTAACCTTCCTCACGATATCTTTTCATCTGCCTTGATATTATATTTGGGTCATCTTTGTAATTTCCACCATTCTTCATACCCAAATCTAATATTGTTTTTCCTTCATCATAAATACAACTTCTTGGGTCTAATTTATTTTGTGAATGGTCATAAGTTGCATAATTACAATCATCTAAATGTGGTAACAATTTATTAACATCACCCACCACATTAATATTACCATCAATCCACAAACTATATTCATGTTTAGGAAATAACCTATGAGCCAGTAATTTATGTTTACGGGCAGTTCTTGTGTTGTCTGAATAAAGTGGAAGTGTTTTTCTAATCTCCCAAGTATCCGATTTTAAATCTCTATCAGTAAAACAGACAAACTCCCAACCATCAGGTTTATAACTTGGTTCAACCAATTCATCATACCCACCAATGATAGCAGTATAGATAACTTTACTCAAAGTCTTCTATCCTTTTAGGCCCATCTGATACCTTCATATTAAACATTTTACTCTGTATACTATTTGTATATAAATTAAAATTCATGTTAAATTCTTGTCTTAAATTTTTATTTCTGAAACCCCAAGACCAACCCCAAGTGTCTTTAAAAACTCTATGTGAAACATCACCTCTTGAGTAATTAGAATCGGACTTTAAATTAATATTTCTTTTTAATTCTCCACTATCGTGATAAACTGATAATTTAGGTATCACTATATTGTAAATTCCTTTAATCATAAATTGATGTGAGGCTGAATCGACAGACAACAACCTATCTTCGTGGTTGAAATCTATTTCAATATTTTCTCTAAATAACTTTCTGTTTACACATACACTTTGCCAGTTTGGAACTTCAACCACAAAATAATCAGTATCATACCATTCATTTGGTAAATCTTTGTACCAACCTGAATGTGGTGATTCAAGTATTTCATCTAAAATACAACCTCTACCAATCGTAGGACTACCAGGTGTTCTTGTTATTCCATCGGTATATTTCTGATAACTACTGAAACCAATAAAACCAACTTTTTCAAGGAATTTATCTGTTTGTAAACTTAGATTTAAGTTATCCCAAAAATTATTTTCAAATGGGAACACATCGTTTTCAAAAAATAATATCCAATCTACATCTTTACCTTCTATATTTAAATAGTCATCTGCCTTCTGAAAAGATGATAAAACTGGGTTAGTAGTTAGTTCTTGATTTTCATTAATCCAATTTATGTTTTTAAACTTATCACATAAGTTTTTTAACTTTTCTTTTTGTTCAAGTTCTGAACCATCATCATAAATTAATACATCAACCTTTGAAAAATCACTCGGTGAGTGTTTGAATGCATACTCTTCAATCATTTCGTACTGATTTTTAATACAATATAAAACTACAAAATTCATATTAACTTCTCCATCAATTCTAAATCCTCTTGGGTATCTATTTGAAAACTCCTTGAAAGTGGCATCTCTACCACACCTATCTTACCACTGTACCTTAACTTAGATTCTAATAAATTCTTTCTTTTAGTAATATAAAATGCACCATTTTCAATATAGGTTTCTGGTTTATCTTGTCTCATAGGTCTATTATTAATTTCCCATTCAAATGGTTTTACATCCATTGTCCATCTCGGAATCCAATGTTCCTTAGTAACACTAAAAACAGAATCATACTCATCCATCATTTCTAAACCTTTATTTATATCTTCCGAATTTATCAACGGCGAAGTTGGCTGGATAAAAACCATCACATCAAAATCACTATCACGGGCGGCGTGGAGTAGGGCCTCCTCTGATTGTGAAGTATCTGTTGATATATCATCTGGTCTCAATACAATCTTAGCACCAAATGCTCCAGCAATTGTTCCTATCTTCATTGAGTCTGTTGAAACCCAAGTCTCATCTACATTAGATTGTGTAGAGGCCTCTATAGTATATGATATTAATGGTTTACCACCAAGTTCTACTATGTTCTTTAGTGGGATTCCTTTACTACCACCTCGTGCGGGTATAACCGATACTACTTTCACTATAACTCTTTGTAGTAACCACCAACCACAAATTTACTTGTAGTGTTGGCTGATGTAACTGAGTAATTTGGGTCATACTTTGATAGAGGAATTATTCGAAAATCAAAACTCATTCTTGTATCGACCTCTACATTTGGTTTGTTTCCATGCATACAAACATTACCATTGTTAATCCAACAGTCTCCATACCCACCTTCTAATGGCTGAAAATCCAATTTGAATGGTTCAGATTCAATCCACATCGTGTTAGTATTATAACACTTCGTCAATGGTAACCAAATATTTATTTCACCCTTTGGATGTTTATGTAACGGGTCAGAATCACAATGCCAAGTATGAACGGCTTGGTTCTCCTCTGGTAACTGAATACGAAATGATGGAAGATATTGATAATGGAATTCCTCATCCATTATAGGTAGTATCTCTTCCTTTATAAACCTTTCATAAGACTCATACATTTCAGTCCAATTATCATTTAATCTCTTGTAAAATAAATCATGGAAGTCTGTAGTGTTCTCGGTATCGATGTACATTTTTTTGTACTCATCCCTAACCATATTAGGTTTTATTTCGTGTATTTTTTCTAAATTTTCCACCTCATAAATTTCCGAAACTAACTCACGAAATTTATATTTTTCGGTATCATATGTAAACTTTTTCATTATATCTCCGAATTAATTATATTAGATACCTTTGTGATATCGTCTTTTGTTAATGATGGATTATTTGGAACATAACAACCAAACTCATCAATTATAGATACATTTGGTAACTCTACTCTACCATATTTTTTAACATAGAATGGTTGAGTTCCCATTGAACCACAAATCATAGGTCTAACCTCAACATCATTCTCTTGTAATTTTTTAACTATCCTTTCTCTGTTTGGATGAATAACAGGATATGCAAAATTAGATGTCAACGAATCAAACCAAGATGTTGGTTTCCAATAATCGTTTTTAACTAACTCTTGATAACGATAGTAATTAGATTCTCGATGTTTACCCCATCTATTAATTTTATCTATCTGTGATAATCCAATATACGCCTGTAAATCGGTAGACCTAACATTGAAACCTGAATAGTAAAAGGTGTACATGGCATCAAACTCGGAAACATCCCAATCTTGCTGTAATTGAAATTGTGTTTCTATACTCAAATCTCTATCCCAACCATGACTTCTTATAGATTTCAATAACTCATAGAGTTTGAAATCATCGGTACTAACGATACCACCTTCGATTGTTGATATGTGATGTCCAAAAAATGTAGAGAAGCTTGACATTCTACCGAATGTACCCAACTTTTTATTATCATACTCACATCCCATTGATTCACAAGTATCCTCTAATAAAATTACATCGTACTTATTACATAAATCGACTAAAGATTCCATATCAGGTACCAATCCTAATACAGAAACAAACATCAATACTGATGGTGATTCTTTTTTAAATATCTCTTCTAAGTGTTGTAAATCAACTGATAAGTCTTTTAAATTAGAGTCACATAATAAAGGTTCTAACCCCAACTGCATAACTGGTGCGAGGTCTGTTGCCCAAGATGTAGAGGGAACTACTACTTTATTATTTTTTAGATATTCTCCTTGTTGTAAGGCAGATAACATTAATAAATTTGCCGATGAACCTGAGTTAACAAATACAGAATATTTTCTACCCAACCACTCTGAAAACTTCTCTTCTAATTGTAATGTAATTTTACCCTTTGTTAATCTCGGATAAGTTTTTAACCATTCAATTAATCTATCTATATCTGATTTATCTATGGTATCTTTTACTAAAGTTATCATAAACTCTCCTTATCCCTACATCTAAAGGTGTAAATTTAAAGTCTTTTAAAAAAGACAATAGTTTTGATGAATCGACATCTTTTCTAAATTGACCATCAGGTTTTGTTTTATCAAATTGTAACTTTAGGAAGTCTTTATCACATGCCCTTTTACCAATTTCTGCCATCTGTCGAATTGTATAAACCTCTTTTGGTGCGACATTTAAATTTTCGTTAATATCATTCTCGATGACATATTTAATAACTCTTGCTAAATCACCACCATACATATATTGTCTAAGTGGTGTTCCACTTCCCCATAGATTTAATATTTTATCCGATTCATAAATCTTTTTGATTAGTGCCGAAACAAAATGACTATGGTGTTCACCATATTTATCATACTCTCCATACAAATTACAAGGAATCATATAAGACCATTTCTTATTGTATTGTTTAACATATGAATCAATATGAGTTGCCATACATCTTTTTGCTATACCGTATGAAAAATTTGTTGGTGGTGGAGGCCCATTGAATAAATCCTTTTCAACCATTGGGTAGGTCTCAACTACATCAGGATAAATACAAGTACTCAACATCGATACCACCCTTTCGACATTATATTCGTGACATTTTCTTAAAACATTACTCGACATCGTAATATTTTGTTCCAAATAATCAACTGGATGATTCATATTATCAAATAGATTTCCGACCCTTGCTGCTAAATGAATGACTATTTTAGGTTTGAAAAATGACATCATATCGTCTACCCTATTCAAGTCCATCAAATCATAATCTCTTGATGAAATATAAACAGCATCTGGTAATACATCCTTTAAATGTTTTCCAACTAAACCACTTCCACCTGTAACTAAAATCATATCTTTACCCAACCTTCTGTTATATTAGTTCTTTTTCTATTTGTGAATGTATCCCCTTCCCAATAAAAATCATCGGTATCTAATGGTTCATACACTTTGAAACGACCTTCATTATAATATTGATTTATAAAAATTAAATTATTAGGTTTACAAATACTTACTAATTCGAATCCATATTTTCTTGCTAATTTATTAAGAGCAGATGCTGATGATGAGAAAAAATTATCAGTAATTGATTTATGACCAATCTTTGGGATACAATCCTTCGGTGCAGTAACAGATTCAGATTGACTAAAATTATAACCGACCAATATTACCTTGGCATCATAATGACCACTAAGGAAATCTTCTAATACCCAATATTCATATGAGTCTATATGTAATGTTAGTAAATCAAATTGTGTTTCTCCAATATAGTAGTCACTAAGAATATTTGTTATACTTTCATCATCCTCATTTACTGATAAAAAACTATTGTGAAATTTGAAGTCCCAATCTTTTATTCTCTCATCTTGTTGTAAATTCAATTTCCCTTGAAACAACATTTCTTCATTAGGTTCTATAAACAAACCACCCCATCCATGAGTTGACACCAACCTTCTAACATTACTATGGTCGTGTATATCATCACATCCACCATTTACAAAAGTACCTTTTTGAATATCGAGAATCTCAAATATTTTTTCTAATACACCATCCTCACCATTTTGACTATAATAGTTGTAAAAGTCTGTCACCTTTTCGTCTTCAACTTCATTATAAATAGAATGATTTTCTACATAACCACAACGATAATCATCTAAATTTATCATGACTTCCTCAATTTATCCTTAATTGGTATTTCACTTTCAGTAACCACCTTTTCACCATTACCTATCGCACTTTCAAGTTCTCTAATACCACGAACTAATTTAATTAATCCATGAGGTTCAACTGATGCCATTTGGTCTGTTCCCCACATTGATTTATCCAATGTGATATGTCTTTCTATGATTGAAGCCCCAAAACAAATTGAAGCTATTGTTGTTGTCAATCCGTATTCATGACCACTATATCCAACCTCACATTTATATCTATCCTTGAGTGTTTGGATACAACTTAAATTTAACTCATCAACTTTGGCTGGATATGAAGAGTTACAATGTAGAAGTGAATATTCACATTGTCTCATGTGTGCATCATAATTGTAAACTTCACCACCCATAGCATTTACTGCACCATCTATCTCTTCTATTGTACTCATCCCAGTCGATAATATAAGTTTGTCGTATTTCCGTGAACACTCTTCAATTAATTTGTAATCAGTAAGTAATGCAGATGGAATTTTTACAAATGGTAAATCATATTGTTCCAAGAAATCAACACTATCCAAATCCCAAGGTGATGCTGTCCATTGAATTCTCCCATTACAATACTCATCTATTTCATCATACTCATCTTTACCAAACTCTATTTTATGTTTGTATTCTAAGTATGTCATCTCACCCCAAGGTGTTTTTCTCATCACACTCTTTTGGTGTTCGGGTACACATACATCAGGATTTCTTTTCTGAAACTTTACCACATCACAACCAGCAATAACCGATATGTCGATTAATTTTTTGGTGGTGTCCATATCACCATTGTGATTAATTCCTATTTCTGCTATAACCTGTGTTTTCATTAATCTTTTAGAGTTATAAACTCACAACCTCTATTTACTAATTCTTCATTATTCTGTTTAATGTAGTCAAAGAAGTTCCAAGCCAATACTAAGATATTATCTGGTGGGTTTGTGTCTAACTGACCGTTCTTACCTTGTATTGGTATTCTAACACCAGGTAGTAACTTACCATGTTTCATCTCGTTATCTTCTATAATATAGTCTATAGAATCACTATCTATTCCATAATAATTTAAAACAGTTGTAGCCTTTGCTGGTGAACCATAACCTACTATTGATTTACCCTCATCCTTAAGACTCTGTATTTTAGAAACTGAATTCTCTTTTAGTTTCTCTACTTTTCGTGAAAATTCTTTATAAGTCTTTAACTTATCCAATCCAAATTCTCTTTCTGATTTCAAAAATTCAGTAACAGATGGTTTCACATCAAGTTGTTGACTACCAATGAAAACTCTAATAGAACCACCATGAGTATTAATATGTTCAACATCAGTTATATGTAATCCCAATCCTTTGAAAAAATTACTAAGTGATAATACACTCCAATAATTGTAATGTTCATGGTAAATATTATCAAATGTTAAATCCTTCAAGGTGTCTAATAAATATTGAACTTCTATAACGAATTGTCCTTCAGGTTTTAGTATTTTAAATACATTTCGTGTAATTTGTTCTAACTTATCTGAATGAGCAAATACATTAAATGCTGTTACTAAATCTGCTTCTTGTTTAATCAAATGCCCACCATTAACCACGATACCAATTTGTTCAATTGTTTCTTCGTCCTCAAAATATCCATTGACTGTCGGTATCCCATTATCATTTGCCAATTTTGCTAGATTTTTAGCAGGTTCTACACCACAAACTTGTACACCTTTCCATTTTAATGGATTAAGAAATATTCCATCGTTACTACCAATATCAACCACAAATGAATTTTCATCTAAATTAAATTTTCTTGTGAGATTTCTTGCCGCGTCATTGAAGTGAGTTTTAAATACCTCTGTAGTGGATGATACATACAGATAATCATTGAACATTTTCTCTCTTGGAACTGAATGAGACAACTGAACATTATGACACTTTGGACAATAGTTCATCTGTAATGGGTATAACTCGTCTTCTTGGTTCTCATCATTTAACAAGTTATTTGCCAATGGTGAATTACCAAGTGAAACCACACATTCTAATCTTGTATTACCACAACATCTACATTCTGCTTTATAGTTTTCAAGTAGTTCTACTCTCATTCTCTCGTCCACTAACTCGTAAGGTAATGTATGTTTGCCATAGTTATCGTGTTCCCTCTCACCATTCACAAGATTCAAAAATAATGAATCTTCAAGAAATACCATCGTGTGGGCGACTAATGGTTCAGTAACCACCACATCACCTGGCTCCATAAGTTGTGTGGTCATTGGAGCGTTAGGTGTTTTTAAATCTTGGAACACACTAATATATCTACCACTAATCAAGATACACTTTTGTTGTTGTATTGGATGCCAATGGTTTGCTCTCACCGTACCTTTTTTAGACTCAATCCAACCAATCCAATTGATAGGTTGTGGTAATTCATAGTTAGTTATTCTTCCTCGTTCATCTATAAACTCCTTACCACCATCAAACTTATATTCCAATACATCTCTTGAAAATGGAGTATCTGTCCACGAATCAATCATTTCTTTTATATCATCATTGATATTGTTTTGAAACTCAAATCCTGTATCAAGTAATTTTTGATTAGATAATGTATATCCTTTATTTGGTATCTCATCATCGGTTTCAATTATTTCTAAATCATTCTTATGTATCTTACAAATTTCTGCAACATCTTTTACGGTCATATTTTCGTTTCTTAAATGAAATACTTGTCGTTTTATTTCATCCTTCTCTGCCATAAATTTCATACATCTTGCAACATCAAATAATGATACAAGTGATTTCCATTGGACACCACCACCGAATAGTTTTATGGTTTGATTATTTGCTGCCATCTTAGAAAATAGATTAGGCATTATATTGATTCTCATTGAATCACCACCATAACCATATACAGAACCTAACCTCAATACTATATAATTGACCGATGAGTTTTCTAAATCTTCTTCTGATTGAACTTTACCTTTTGAATAAGTTAGTACAGGACAAGTTTCTACTGACTCCTCAATATCAAATGCAGTTTCACCAAATCCTTCATACACCACATGAGTAGATGGAAAGATAACTTTTGTATTCTCACCAACCGAGTCGATTATATTATTTGTCCCATCAACTCCAACCTCACGAATCTCTTTGTCTTGGTCATCATTGGATTCAGACTTTACATAAGCAACATCAGTAACTCCACCAAGATGGTAAACTACATCGGCATCTTTTAGTAAATCCACAAAGAATTCTTTGTTTAGTAAATCTGTTTGATGATATTTAAATCCCCAAGACTTTAATTCTTTAACTCTTTCGGGTAAAAACTTTCTATCAACGATATGAACATCGTGTGATAAATTTTCTTCTATGTATAGTTTGGATAGTTGCGTTCCAATATATCCTAAACCACCTGTTATAACAATTTTTGACATTTTTTACTCCTTAATATATCCTTGTTCTTTTAACCAACCACCGAACTCACGGATTATTATTTGTTCTTGTTTTTCGGAAAACACATCCGACCAACCATTAATTTTTCCACTATTTGATGCATGTTGAGGATTAGTACCCAACCAAACATCTGTTTGTCCAATCAAATCATCCACTGGATAATCATAAACTTTATTGAATGGAATTTTATTCATTAAATCTGTAACGACTTTATTTCTATCCTTCATGTAATCCTCATAACAAAAAATATAATCAACATTATTAATCCAGTAGTTCCACCCATCATCTATCATCTTATGACCTTGTTTTAAAATTTGATGTTCGGGTATGAAGTATTCGTAATCATAATACTCTTTTTTATAGTGATAATCAACTCTGAATTTCTTAAATCCCTCAGGTGGAATTTTATTTTCTGTGACACGGTATTCTTCCATAACATCTGCGTGAGGAACCCTTTGAATCATATTTCGTATTCCTGAAGCTAACACATCACGAAAATCTCTTTGACATATTATCCAAAAATCTTTTTTGTACTTCTTACCACTACCTCTTTTTTTACTATAATCTCTTGGCCAATGGTAATATTCAACCCTTTGAGAACCAAATGCCCGATGTAATATTTCTCTTAAAAGTGTTGTTCCACTTCTACCCATTCCAACGATTATAACATTACCTTGATACTCTGCCACTTTTCTCTCCTACTATAACTATTAATAAGTTTTCAATCGACCATTTTTTTCTAGCAACTCAACAAAGTCTTTCTCACTTATTGGGTCGTGTCCTCGATGATAAGGCGTTATACTTTCAAAATAATGTTGTTTATCCCAACCCTCTTGGAAGAATGAGAATCCAAAAACAGAGACATTATCAGACCATTCTAAGGCAGTACAAATAGCAGTCAATCCAAGTGTAATGTCGTGCAGATTAGCGTTCTTTTCATAATTATTTATTTTCTCTTGTCTCAAGAATAATATATTTGATTTGGTATGGTAGTTTTTAATGATACCTTGTATTGCTGCATATAGTGGTTCAGCCTTAATTATAAAACTTTGATTTTCAAGATTGGTTAAAAAATTATCCTCATAACCTGAGAACTGACCAGTCAAATCTCTCCAAAATGATTTACCAGCAATAAATCTCAAATCAGTTTTACTTCCAACTTTATGTTCAAAACCCTCTGTCATTGCTAAATTACATCTAAAAACTAAATCATGAGAATCTATAAGTTCACTATAGTCTTGGTCTAATAATTTACCTGAATTACCTACAACTGCAATAGATTTATTGGGTTCCACTTGGGTCGTAAATTTATTCAACTCTTTCATTTTGATTATCAAATCGTCAAGAGAATATTCTGATGGATATTGAAGACTTCTACTTCGAAATAATGATTCCATCTCCTCGTTTGTATAAAAGAAATTATCCATTTTTACTCACCAAAATTCCATATTCTCTAAAATATAAATAATCAATATTAGTTCTCATAAAACAATTTATTGCGTGTTCAGGTGTTTCAACTATTGGTTCTCTATCATTAAAACTCGTGTTTAATAAAATGGGAACACCTGATATAGATTCAAACTTTTTAATAAAGTTGTAATACCATTCGTTATCATTCTCTGTTACGGTTTGTAATCTTGCTGTTCCATCGAAATGAACCACTGCGGGTACTTTGTCTCTCATCTCTTCTTTGAACTTTATTACGGCGGTCATATAAGGACTATCCACATCTTTCTCGAACCAATCTTTCACATCCTCTCGTGTAATACTTGGAGCAAATGGTCTAAACCATTGTCTATGTTTGACTTTCTCATTTATAATATCCTTCATATCAGGACTTCGTGGGTCTGCCAATATACTACGATTACCAAGTGCTCTTCTACCTGATTCTGAACCACCACCAAATACTGAAATCACATTATTATCTACTGATAATAACCTAGCAACGACTTCATCATCTACTATCTTGATTCTTAATTTTGGGTTAATGATTGTGTGACCCCTTTTGTCTAAAGATTTTTCTTCAATTTTATCAAGGTCTGACCACACACTCTTTTCATCGTAAGTTCTTCCCAAGTAAGGTGAAGAATTATCATTCCACTTAACTCTTGGTTTATCAAATACTTGATGATATATGTATTGTGCTGAACCTATCGCTAAACCTGAATCATAAGGAACAGGACATACATATATGTGTTCGACATCAGGAAACCAATCATACATTTTACCCACCATAACTGAATTCAACACTACCCCACCAGACAGACAAATGTTTTTTGGTTTATATTCCTCAACATATGGAGTTATAACTTCTCTTGCTCTTGTTTCAAGTGCCTTTTGTGCTCCAGCAGCGACATCAAATAAATCTTTTTCATCTTTGTTGTAATCACCATTTGGTTGTCTTAGGTCATCTAATCTATTTTGACGGATTAGTGTGTCAAAACCTGCTCTCGTATTCTTAGCTCTTAATATCCCATAAAAAAGGTCGAAATAACTACCACCCCAGTTGGGGAGAAGCCGTTCAGGAATCGCTTTATCAGGATTACCCATACAAGCCATAGCCATTACGGTTCCACCTTGAAATCCGTATGGATGACCTATGGATAGGTTGAATATTTGTGAAGTAACGGATTGATAAAATACACCTAAATTAATGTATGTATCATTATAAATTTTTATTGGTGATATTTTATTTCCACTTCCTGACCATACGGTAAATGATGTTCCTATACCACCTGTAAAATCACTCGTCACATCCTTCCAATCTTTTTTTTCATTTCCACCACCATCAATCGTAATTATTAAAGCCTCATCGTGATTACTTGAAAAGAAGGCATTTGCAGCATGTGATTGGTGATGACTAACAATATAATGACCACCACTTACTTTGGCTACATGATTTTTCATTTTTTGGTAAGGTATTTCTTTGGAACAGATTGGCCCGTACTTACCTCTTTTGTTGTATGGATTTCCTTCCGTGAACCATTTTATATCATCGAGTTCATCATCCGATATATTGTTTAAGGCAAATTCTAATCCATCTCCAAGTGGTTCCTTTTCTCTTATAAACCTTTCCAACTCCTCGTGGATAATCGGTACACCATCTTCCAAAATACAATATGCTACATCATGACCTGATTGATAACCTACTATTTTCATATTACCCCCAAATTCTTTCATCTACATAAATTGAATTTACTTCATCCACATAGACTTGTTTATATTCATTATCAAAAAAATATTGATTGATTTGTTCTGAATTACCTGACATTCTTTTCATCAAATTTTCGTGTTTCTCGTGGGTTTCTATTATAGCCATTTTAGGTCTCCACTTTTCGATTTCAAATACCTCAAGTATTTTCCATTCGGCACCTTCAACATCAATACACAACACATCAAAGTTTTTCTCAACATTTTTATCTTCTAAAAATTTATCCAATGTAAACATATCTCTGATTTCATAATTATCCAAACTATGATTATCAGAGGGGTCTGTTTCATTGTAAATCGGTATCATCTCTTCCATTATAGTGGTACAAGGACCTCCAAAGTAAACTTTCTTAGAGGTTTGATTTTCCCAACCAATACAGCAATTGTAAATCTGTATTTTCCGATTACCTTTGTATCTTTCTTGACAAGATTTGAAATATCTGTCAATTGGTTCAATCAAAATACCACTCCAATTCGACTCAATCAATGATGTGGTATTACTCCACCTATGTCCATCGTAGGCACCAACCTCAACAAAAAAACCATCCTTATCTGAATCAAAATACTCATCATAAATTTTATGTAATTCAGAAACCTGACTTGTTTTAGTATCGGTAAAGTTACTCATATATTTTTAACCAATGTTCAATCATATCGTCCATTAAGGTTTCAAATGTATATTCTGGTTCCCACCCTAAAGTATTTCTAAGTTTTGATGAATCACCACGAAGATATTTTAATTCTTCTGCTCTAAAGAATCTTGGGTCAATTGTAATATAATCCTCAGAATTCAAATCTAATTTACCAAAAACATATTTACACATATCACCAACCGAATTAGTTACTCCAGTTGCACATACGAAATCATCAGGTGTATCGTGGTTCATAATCATGTGCATTGCCCTAACATAATCCTTTGAATGTCCCCAATCTCTGTAGGCTTCAAGATTACCAAGTGGTAATTTATCTCGTAATCCCTTTTTAATTTCAACTGCAGATTTTACAACTTTGTTAGTAACAAAATTAGCACCACGCCTTGGTGATTCGTGGTTGAATAGAATACCATTACAGGCGAATAGTTTGTAAGCATGTCTGTAATGTTGTGTCATGTTAAATCCAAACACCTTTGTACATCCATAAGGACTTGTAGGATTCATCTTTGTAGTTTCTCTTTGGTATCCATCCTCGTCTACTGAACGACCAAACATTTCAGATGAAGAGGCCTGATAAAATCTAGCGGTTGGACAATTGTTTCTCCAAGCTTCTAATATATTGACAATACCAAGTGCGTTTGCCTGAACTGTATATTGTGGAATGTCGAAACTTATTCTAACATGACTTTGAGCTGCTATATTATATATCTCATCAGGTTGTATAGTTCTTATCAACCTTTCCAACGAACTTATATCAGTAAGGTCTCCGTAGAAGGTTTCCACCCCATTTCCAACCAAACCATCAATTCTATTTTCTTGATTCTCCGCTACTGAATTTCTCCTAACGATTCCGTATACTTCATAATCTTTTTCAAGTAATAATTCTGCAAGATAACTACCATCTTGACCATTTATACCTGTAATAAATGCCTTTTTCTTCATTATTAATTCCCTAAATGTTTCTTAAATACTTTTCTATTTGATAAATCTGAGTAGGTTTTTGAACTTCCAGTATCTTCATTTTCTTCAGGTACCGAATCCATCAAAATAATTCCCCTCGCCGCATCTTCAGGTGTCATGTACATATGCCACCCTATCATTGCAAACTCATCGTCCATATAATACTCTCTTAAATTACGACCATCATATGTGGCGTACTTGAACCAATCATATGCTTCTTTACTATCAGTAAGAATCATACCACCACGACCAATCGGAACCCTTTTCTTTATCTGAAACGATACAACTTGTATTGCATCATTTCCAACATACATCCCCTTTGACCATCTTGTCGCTCCATCATAAATATTATATGGTTTGAGTTGATAAACACCACTCCATTCTATGTCTTCGAACTTAACTTTACACCCAGCATGTATTATTTGCATCGGTGGTGAAACATAAGTTCTACTTGGTATTGTAATTGTCCCACTCGATTCAAGATATTTCATTGCTAAATATAATCCATTAGAACACGAATCTATACTACAAGCGTATTTACTACCAGCGAACTTTGCAACTTTATCTTCAAACATATCCACTACATCTCTTGGGTCATCCCAATCATATCCCAACTCTGTTAATTGGTCGAGTTCAGGTCGTTGGAATTCCTTTGGAATCTTTCCAACTGGCCAACTTGAATAGTGAATATCCTTTCCATACTCATTTCGTGTTTCTTCTTTTTTGAGTCCTTGATAATTACCCATTATTATTCTCCTCTTCTAACCAATGACTTCCTAATTTCTGTCCTCTCCATCCTCTTTGGATTGGAACCTTCTTTTTACATTGTACATTGAGACTCATTAATTTACCATTTTCCTTATCCATATGTGGTAAGTAAGATTGTGAATGGTCATCAAATTTTCCATGCTCGGTTTCTCTCCAATCATAAGTCTCTACATCTCCCATACCAATACTTTCCAAAGTATTTTTCAGACTATCGAAATCATATGCTGTTTTGTGATATATTGTTTTATCACCCATTTTCATTTTACCATATAAAGGACCTAAAAAATCTTCAATTTTATAAGCAAAATTATAATCGGTATATAACAGAGCCATAGACTTGAAGTCAGGTACTGCTAATCTCATAGTTCCATTTGGTTTTAAAACCTCTTTCCATCTTGTTAATAATGGTACAACCTCTTCTCTATCTAAATATTCAATAAAATGAGAAGAGTAAATTAAATCTGCAGAATTATTGGAATAAGACTTTAAAAAGACATCCTTTGAATCAAGGTGGTCGTAATCCCCTCCATCAATATGTACCCAATCATCTCCAAAATTTCTCCAACCACAACCTATGTTAAATTTCATATTAAAACCTTATCTAATTCTTGACCTTTATATGGGCCTGTTTTGTATTCGTAAACTAATGTATTATCTTCTAATATTAAATAGTTGTGTCCACCCCCTAAAGTCACAGAACAATCGCCTTGTTTTAAAATTGGTTTACTCAATAATGTACCATCGGTATCGTAAAAACTACACTCAACACTACCATTAACTACCACCCATGATTCTTGTGCTATAACTTTATCTTCACCATCTTTCCAAACATGCTGGTGTGGTTTAAATGTATGTCCTTTACCTAACTGCATAGCAGATAATTGTAAAAACTCATCCTCACTCACAATGTCTTTTCTATGGTCGTATTCAATAGTATGAAATTCATGTACCCTATGTACAATATGTAATAGTTTATTTGGTTCTAATTTTGAATAAATCTTTTCCATAACTAATCCTTTAATGAATATGGAATAATTCCTTTCCAATTTGGATAATTTGTTTCACCAAGTCTAATCATTCCATTATAGTGATTTGGTTGCCATTCCTTGTTAAACCATACTTGCGATGCATCACTAAGTACAGATGCCCACCAAGAGAATGTACTATTGGAAAACAATATTTTGTCAAATCCACGAATAAAATTAAAATCAAATATTGTTTCTGACATATAGTTTTTCCAATCTTGATTTGTACTAACATTTACAGATGATGGTATTTCAGCATTATAATATGATTTGAATGACTTGGCATCATCCGAATCACTCCCATCAGTAATCAAATACAACTTATCAAATGATATCTCATTGTCTTCGATTGCCTTTTTATACCAATCAAATGGTGTGTGTATGTTAGGGCCATTATCTCCTAATCTTAAATGAACTACCAAATCATTTGTATTGGTCTTTTCAACTTTAGGAAACCAAGATTTCATTTCTTTTAAATAATCCGTATAACTATGTGGATTTTCTAAATCAACTGCCTGATGTCTATTGTAATCTATATTAACGACAATTTCTTCACCATTATGTTTTGTAATATGTTCAGGTTCACTAATAAATTCATAGTCTAATAGTGATGTTCCCTTCCAAGAATCCATTGTTCCACTATAGGTTAATTTAAATCCTAATTGTTTTGATAAGATGCGACCATAACTATATGCAAATAATTGATTCCCAAGACCATTCTTCCATATAATGTTTACACATTTACCCATTTATTACTTCCAACATTTCATCTTTATATTGATACCACAATTCAGTAAGTGAGTTAGAATCTCGTTTTTCTTCCCACGGTTTAGGATATGGTTGTCTGTTTTGGTCAGGTAATGCTCCTGCCCAATGAATAATTTTGGTAGTATCTGTTATACCATACTCTGTTATTTTTCTATTAGAATCTGTCAATGGTGCAACTTTCCAATTATAATCGTCTGATATTAAGTTGAACTCAGGTACAATAGCATTAATCATATGTTGTGTAAATAATCTTGTCGTCCCCATAAAATTTATAGAATCTACCATAGCATCATATACAGAATCATTTAACCACTTCTTACCAATTACCATTAAACCACAATTGATATCTGTTTTTGAACCACCACATCCTGAAACCCACTCACTTGGTGCAGTTTCTAACATTTCTGATATATCACCGATACATAACATATCACAATCAAAGAAAAATACTTTATCATATTGGATAGTTCTAAAACATTCTAATGATAAAAATGCAACTCTATGTTTAGGGTATTGAACTGGTGCGTTATTATATGTTTCATTGTTGATGTCCACAAACTCAACATGAGGTACTATTTTCTTAATTTTTTCTCTATTTTCCAAAGATAATTCAGATATGACATCACTATGTAAAACTCTAATAGGATAATCCATAAAATCTTTAACATTTTTTTTCATAGAATAAATCATTACAAGTGCACCATCTATGAACTTGTCATCTAAATGTGTTGTGAATAAAATATTTTTCATACTCTTACCTTATACCATTTTTTATTATAAATTGAACCAAATTCTGTCCCTTGTGGAAAGTAATTTAATTTTTTCATCTCATCTATAGTTTCATCATCAAGTTTTTTGTATGGATCTTCGTGTGCACAATCCATTATATTAAATCTACCATAGTCTTTATACCAATTTCTCCAAAGTGCATTGGTGTTAAATACAACCGTATTATCAGGTGGGTTAGGTGGATTAGTCTTAGAGTAAGATATTATACCCCAACCATCCCTTTTGGAATCCATTGTCCCCTCTTCCTCAAATGTCCAAGGTGTTCTCCCATCAGTAAAGTGTTGTATTAAATATTCCTTCTTCCAAATAGACCATCTCATACTAATTCTATGTGAAGCTTCTATTTTTGCTTCCACTAAATTTAAACTTTTATGAGTATCCCAATACTGATGCTGTCGTGTAACTAAGTCTCTTTCTAACCCAAACCTTCCTACTTTTTTGTCTGTGGTTAGTAGGTAATCTAATGCTGTATTATACAACTTTACATTTGTGGTGCTGGTTAACATCGAATCATCTACCGTCATCATTAACCACTCATCATCTATACTATTGAAATAATTTCTTAAATCCTTAGACCAATTATCTAAAGAGTCATTATTACCCAATGACACAAATTCAAAATTTTTCGGTAATTCAAAGTCAGGTTTGGTATAACCCAAGTATACAACCTCAATATTCTCATCCCAAAACTTATTGAATGTATAAGAAAATGGTTTTATTAACCAATTGTATCTATCACAAGTCGGTATGTATAATTTTAATTTCATTTTCTTGCTATATCATAGTTGTTATGGAACCATTCAACAGTTTCTTTTAAACCATCTTCAATAGAAACGAATTCATAATCAGGTATTAACGAATTTAACTTTTCAATACTCGAAGGTTTTCTGTATTGACCATCAGGTTTATCTCTATCCCATACAACATTACCTTTGAAGTTCATATACTCTACAATCAAATCAACCACATCTTTTATCGGTACTGCATCTGATGTTGAAAAAATAATAGGTTCACTATCCGTGTAATTTTCTAATACCCATTCTGTTAATCTTGCTATATCTTTAGAGAAAATAAATTCCCTCAATGGTTTTCCAGTTCCCCACACCACGAAATCGGTATTGTTCTTTTGTGCCAAATAACACTTGTGGATTAGTGATGGTAAAACATGACCTGTTTCAATATTAAAATTATCATTCGGGCCGTATATGTTGGTTGGTATTACTGAAACATACTCTATTCCATATTGTTCACGATATGCCCTAATCTGTATATCAGCCATTCTTTTGGCATAAGCATAAGGGTAATTAGAAAAATGAGGTTCTCCGAGATGTACCTTCTGTTCAGTTAGTGGAAACTCTACATCATCAGGAAATACACAAGTGGATAAAAAACAAACTAACTTTTCAACCTTGACTAATCTTGCCGCTTCAATTACATTTGTATTCATCATTATGTTATCATAAAAATACTCACCTTTGTAATTCATATTACCACCAAGTCCACCAACCTTACCAGCACAATGTATAACTTTTTTTGGTTTATGATAATCAAATAGGTTTAAAGTGGTTTCCCATTTTCTTAAATCACCATCTTTTGTGGATAACTTAGTCCCACTGCTAATTGCCGAACCAACTAAACCAGTTCCACCTGTTATTAATAATTCACTCATTTGTTCAACCTTGTTTCTGTTTCTTCTTGTTCATGCATAAGTATTATATCCTTTGGTATGGCACACATCATATCACCTAAAATTTTTACTGCGTTATTTTTTGCTTCCCAAAAAGTTTCTTCATAATGATGTGGTAAATGTTTTGGGAATCTATATCTTTCATCTTTATGAGATGGCACCTCAAGTAATTTCATTTTGAAAAGGTGTGTTTCATAAAAGGCGTCCGTTGATAAAGATGAACCTGGTGAATCTTTGGCTTTATAAAACCAAAGTTTATCTCCTTCGGTATAACCACCATGATATTCTTCAGTTGTATATTTCCACAATCTACCTATAGGCATATACTTAACATCATTTTCAACTATCTCAGTTTCAATTTTTTTCCAACCCTCGTAATCTATTCTGTACTCAAAATCTTCACACAGAACAATTAAGTATTCTGTCTCTACAAGATTTACGAGGTCAAGAGTTACCTTACTCCAATCACGCGTCAAATCATTAGTAAATGTTAAATTTTTTACATTATTTTCATACAAAGATTTGACTTCATCATAATTCTCTGTTGTATTGTAATTTATAAAAAAGGGATAATCATGGAACACTTCGGCCATCTTCCCAATTTCCCTTTCGATTAGTTTTAATCTTGCTGGTTGTGTACAGATAAAATTTTGAACTATAGAAATCATAAGTACTTGATACCCTCGACAAAGTTATGAGAAATCGGATATTGTCTTTGTGATTCAAAACACTCTGAGTATCTTACACTTAAGTGACTCGTACCACATTGATTTGAAACATTAAGTTTTGCTTTTGACTTGATGTACAATTGTATCCTCAAATTGATATTTCTTAAATCTAATGCCTTATTAATAAACTTAAATGGTGTGTCATTGATTGGTTTATGTGTGAAATAAAAATAAGGTAGTGGATTTTTCTTTAAAACATCTACCATTACTTTTGTATCCTTAGTAAAAGTATCTCCATGATGTTTTCCGAATTGTGTACCGAACCTATCTGACATTAAAAGACAACCGAAATCACCACCATCTGTTCTATCTTTTATTATAGCATTACCAAGTGTTTCTTCTTCAGGTGACCAATACATTTCAGGCTGACAATCTTTCATCTCTTCGTCTTCAAACTGCCAAAACTTTAATATTTGTTTTATTAATGGTATATCGGTATTATCCTTATCGTAAACTCTGTAATGGTCGTGGAAAATTTCACCATCAACAGAATCAACAAACTCATCAACATAAGGATTATGTTTGAAAATTGTTTCTGCATTTTCGTGGTCTTTTCCAAAAATAGTTCTAAGTAATTTTTTTGATGGTACATTCACTTTACAATTAGGATACTTCTTTTTTAATAGTCTTGGTATTGCAGATATTATACCCCAATCTCCTATACCCTTGGCAGTCCTAAGTATTGTAAAATTACCACCATCTAAGTACTCATCAGGTATTCTTAATCCTTCAGACTCCTCAAATCCCAAATGTAATGTGTTCTGTATGTTGTGTAATTGATTATCAACGATTCTTTGAAATATAGATAATTGTGTATTGGTAAATTTACATATAACACCCTCATGGTCTTTGAGTAACTTACCAGGTCTACAATCTGAACCTTTAGGTTCTCCAATAAATTTTACAACTTCAAATCTTTCCTCTTGTTTAACCACATCATCTACAGCATCTTTTACATCCTTTAACCGACCAGGTGGTTTTGGTAATCCATAATCATCGAAAACAAGAATCATACTCTCATTTGGTTTTGTCAATTGACATGAATTATTTATATCCATCATAACTGCAGCGTATTCATGTACACAATCAATAAATACAACATCTATGTCTTTAAAATCCCATTGAGTATTGTAGACATCTTTTTGTTGAAATTCTATGTTATTCCTATCTTGATTGACATTCATTGCGAATTGGAATAACTCGAAATTATTTTCACAAGTTATTACTTTCTTGAACAGAAAACTTAATACTCGTGTCGTGTAACCTTTATTGGTTCCAATTTCTAAACAGGTTTTATCTTTCCACTCATCACCAAAAAAGTCAATCAACTGTTCTTTAAACTTTAATGAAGTTGTATCTTTATCTTGTCTCTTGTCAGGTATGTCTTTTAATATTGTTTTAGCGTCTAACATTTAATTCTTTACTGAAGTTTTGATTGTAAAATAAATTTTGTTGTTCTTGTTTTTGGATAGTTTTAGGATGATATAAACTCAATTCTTCATGTGGCGGTAAATGAGAATATGTTTTACACCCCACAATATGTTCATGAAGTGGTCTTGTCCAACGAATTTCACTGTCACGGCGGAATACACGAGCTTGGTAATCAGGATAGTTCACCCAATTCTTTTCTGTAACTCTCCATCCCCATCTTTGTATGTGTTCATCTGTCATCCCATCGATAGTGTTGACTCTTGGTATCCAAATTAAATCAACATTATCATTTAGTTCTATTATTCTTTTTATTTGTAATAATAATACTTTGTGTGGGTATTCATCTGCGTCTATGTGAAAGATATAATCACCACTTGATTTTTCTATTACAGAGTTCTTGTGGTCTGCAAAATTACCATCAAGTTTTCTATTGTAATCGATAATCCTACTATCAATAGAATACTTATCTATAATATTTTTTACACTTTCATTATTACCATCAACACAAATAACTATCTCATCTTCTTCATCTATTCCATCGAGTAATACTTCTAATAACTTGTTGAGTTCATCAACTTCATTATGAACCGTGATACCATAACTTATTTTCATTATGAAGTCTGTTCTTCAATCAATTCTGGTAAACCTAATTTGTTTTGGTCTGTTTTTGTTAAAACCTTTGTGTAATCATAATCACAAATTTCTATCTTTCTCATGTTACCAAGTGTGAGAGTTTTGTATAGTTTAGGAATTTGTCTTACTATGTTACCAATATTTTTATCGTAAAATTGTTGCTGTTTAGTCCTACCAGGTGTTGCCAACTCAATAAATTTCATATTCTTTATTTCGATAATCTGAAGTCCAAAGTTTTCTTTGATTATGTAACGAAATTCTCTCATTGGTAACAAATCCATATCTAAACAATGTAATTTCTTATCTTTTCTATCTGCATCATATGGGTAGATATTTACCGCTAAAACAAGATATCGAGTCTTGGTAGCCGTCTTACTCCTATATCTTATTTCGTAAATAGGGCCTGACTCCAACCTTTCTGGTTGAATGGTAGTTTTTCTTTTTATATTTCTTATATGTTGGCTAAGATAGGCCATGTTTTAACCCATCCTTTACGATACCCATAGACTTACAGGCTGATAAAAATTCGTATTGTCCAAACTCCATAGCATGTTCTACATCAAGTCTTTCAGTATAGTACTCACCATCTTTACCAGGTATTGGATAATTTTTACTTTCTTCTTCATCAACTTTTACCACACTAGCAAACTTCCATTTCCAATCAAATTCAGTACCATCAGGATATATTATACCCAACTTTCCCATATTGACAACACTTGGATACCAATAAATATTTCTCGTTTCGTCCTTGAATGATAGGTCTTTTATTAACTGTGAAGTATGTTGTATTTTTTCTATATTATCTTCTGTATAGTTAGAGTTACTCATAAAACCACAATTGAAACACATGAATGAACTGAATGTCTCTTGTACATCTTCAAAACAACTATCGACATCGAAACAACACGGACAATCTATTACTCTTTCCACTATCCACCTACCTTTTTTAATTTAGGTAAACCCAAATTTTGTTTTGGTTCTGATACCTTTTTTAGTGTTGGTAATTTTAAATCTACCTTCTGTGGTTGTACTTCAAACTTCGGTAAATATTTTTCAAGTATTTCATCAAGTTTGATTGTCATGGCAGATAAAGTAAATTTAGTCTTATTAACTATGGCTAACTTTTTAGCCTTAGTTTTATACTTGTCATAGTTATTAAACACTTCCTTCATTACATTACTGGCATATTGATAATTTACTTGAAACCATTGTGAACCTTCAACATTAAATTCTTTTGGAAATGAACCTTTTGGTACATTTACTAAACCACCAGGTAATAATAATGCATCAGTATTTAAAAAATCTAACTGACCACTCCAATTTGATGCTATGATTGGTTTTTCACTTAAACTGGCCTCAAGTAGTGGACGACCAAATCCTTCTCCGTGAGTAAATGTAATATGTGATTTTACTTTTGGATGATTATAAAGTTGGTTGATTTCTTCATCTCTTAAATCTCCATGTAACACATAAACATTAGGTAATTTACCTTTAACTTCTTTCTTGATATTGTTTATTTTCTTCAGTATATCTTCTCTATCTAATATACAAGGTGTAGCACCACTTGTTTTTAATATAAGTGCTGGTTGGTTTTTTTGATTTTTAAATGTTTCATAAAATACCTTTACCAACATTCCTAAATCTTTTCTATCTTCACCCAAATTACCTTGTAACCAATGACCCACATGAAGAAAACAAAAGTCTTCTTTTACTCCACCCATCTCTTCTACTAAATCAACTGAAAACTCTTTTGTTGTTTTGTAAATATCAGAATCGACACCTTCAAACAATACTTCAACTGGTTTTTCACTAACAACTCTACCAATTTTTTGTTTAGTCTTCTCATCAAACTTATCAAAACTCGTATTTTCAATTGTGTCCTTAACAAATTTAGCGGGAACAATATTCAAGTCCATACGATTCAGACCTTCAATCCAATATGCTGGACATACAGTTGTTTCTATACCAGCAGTAATACCGATATTATATTTTCCCAAAGCATTAAACTCGTTTGGAACCACAATGTGAATATGTACTTCAGGTTGACGCTCAACTTCAGGTGACTTTAGTAATCTTTTAATAATAGGCTGGTCTTGTGGGTTTTCTTCACTTAAAGCATTTTGTGGTGTACTTCCCCACCTAACTGGCCAGATTCTGACATCATATTTATCTAAATCAATGAGACTTCTACATATATCTCTACTATGTGCCCCATATCCACTTCTTGTTCCTACAGGTGCTGTAACTAAAACCAATGGTTTCATAAATTCTCCTACGCTTGATACATTGTAAATCGTTTTCGAGGTTTCCACTTTTCAAATGCGGTATTCATATGGTCTACAAACCTTTGAGACATATTTTTACACGACATTCCTATTTCCTCTGTCAACATCCACTCACGACCTTTCAATCCGAATGAATTTCTTTTTTCTTTTGGTGTTTCGTACCACTCACGAACACGAGTAGCCATATCTTCCCATCTTGGTCTATCATCAAAGATATAAGGTGTTGGAACCGAACCTTGTACAGAACGACATGCTGGCCATATTGGTTTTACCCATTCACCCCAAGTTAAATCGGCGTTGTGTTCCCATTTATCTTTATCGTGAAATGATACAATTTCTCTATAGTCCTTATATCCAACATGCTTACCATTAAGTTCAAAACCACATTGGTCTTGTAATCCACCAGTAACATTTACGATGATTGGTGTTCCTGCCATTACAGCTTCTGCCGTACCTAAACCGAATCCTTCATTGGACGCTATATTAACTTGAACATCTGCTATGTTGTAAATAAAATTCATTTGTTTATCTTCTAACTTATTGTGAGAAAATATTACATCATAATCAGGACATAAATTATTAACTACTTCAGGTAAATCAGTACCATTGTTATCTATTGGTTGAGTGTGCATAACTAATACACATTTTTCTGCCTTTTCTTTAGATAACCCATCACAAAAAGCTTTGTAACCCATGATGATATCACCAGGTAATTTTCTTCTTATGTTTCTATTATTCCAAAATAAAATAAAGTCGTATTCTTTACCTTTTGTCAATTGTCTCTTGAATCCAAGAAGTTGTTTATATTCTTCACTCTTTTCATCAACAGGATAAAACTTATCTTCAGGTATACCATGTGGTATGTAAGTACAATCCCAATCAGTTCTTGGTTTCTTTTGAGCAACTTGTTCAACGATATTTACTGTTTGTTTTGATATGTTCATAATCAAATCAGAACTCTCATAAAAGAATTCGTTGTATCTTGGATATGGTAAATCATCCCAAATATTATAATAGAATATCGGTATTTGTTGTCTGATTTCATGTTCCATCTGATACAACCAAACCCAAAATCTTGGGTCGGTATAATGTAATATTGCATTAGGTTGTTCAATATTCATTACCTGCCTGATTAGTTCTTGGTTACCATAACCACTTATTGGGTAAATTTTTAAACTAGCATCTTTAATTCCTGTCTCTTCACGAACTGAATCATTCATATCTACCACTTTACCCTCTTCAGGATGTTTAATTGCACCTGCAACTTGTACCCAATCAAAGTGTTTAAGTGTTCCCAAGACAAAATTTTTAGAAACCGTACCAACTCCACTACTCATTCTGAGGTCATCAGAGAGTAGAAGTATTTTCTTTTTAGCCATAACCTTTCCTAAAATCTACTACCACTAACTTTTAAGTCGCGGTGCTGTTTAATAGTTAAATTATAATCATCATCAGTAAGAAATTTATGAATAGACCGATTAACAAGTTTTTGTAAAGTAAAATCTTCATTTAGAGATTTCACCTTAAACTTTTTATATAACCCATCTAAAACCTTTACCGATGTTAATTTCGTATTACTTTTCATAACATCTCCATATATACATATATAAGTATATACTTAATTTAAAATTATCACTTTTTTATTTAAATTTTGTGAATGTTCAATTGTATTCATAGTACCATTAGATATCACACCTTCTGGTACAAAGGCTACCACATAATCACTATACTCTGCAATCTGTTTATTTCTATCAAAGAAATTTTTAGGGTAGTATTTCTTACCATAATGTGTTTCATCTAAAATACAATGTTGATTATATGTGTAATGTCTTGGTGGAAACTCAACATATTTCATGTCAAACTCTAATGCAAACTTTTTAGCGTAACCATCAGCACCTTTCTTCTGTCCACCACTTACAATTTCAACTTTATCACCAAATTGTTCCTTGAGTTTGAATACAAATTCTTTAATTTTTCTACGATTTGTATACTCTCTTGAACCTACAATTCCTACCCTCTTCAACTAATCATTCCTTTTTTGTTTTCTGATTGGTGTATTACTTTTTGGTTCCATACAAAACTTGAGAGTTTTTTCGAATTGATTGAGTCCATTAACTATATCACCTATGTAAGTAAATCTTGTACGACTTGCTATTTCTACATCTTTTTCGTGGATTATATCGTACCACACGAATTCGCTTCTGTCAATGTCCTTCGATGGTTTTATTGTAGTTTTGAAATGTAACCCCTTTTCATATTTTTTGATAAACTCCTTAATATTAGCTGGGGATACCTCATCATTTTCATACCAAAGATGCAATTGAAATTGATTGATTTTATAAATCTCATTTATTCTGTTTATAATCCATCCTTCTATTTCAGTATCGTAAAAATCTGTCATCTTCAATCTTAATCTAACAACTGTTCCTAATGAATTCATGGTAAGTCCTTACATTTTGTGAACGCCTTACAATCTTTTTTCGTTCTACATTTTTCATAATGAACATCTTTGAACGAACCATCTTCTTCGTAAACACTTTTCATAAAGTTCTCTAACCTACCAATAACTTTGTTAATGGATGGTTTACCATTTGCTGGAACAAATGTCTGAACTCTTCTTTGTGGAAAATCCATACCCTCGTATAGTTTTCTCTTCACAATGAAATACTCAACATCGATTCTGTCCAAAGGGACATCGTGTTGTTTTGAATAAAATGATTTGTACAATAAGAGTTGGTCTGTTTTATTTTTATCGGCTTTTGCGTATTTGTTCCAACCCCAAGATGATGTTTTTATATCAATAATCTTAATTCGATTTCTGATATTGTCTTTAATAATTAGGTCGATAAACCCTTTAAATTTAAGATTATTTGGTAAATCATAATTTAGTGAAGTTTCTATTCCTAATAATTCATAACCTTTCTTACTGAAGTACATAGCTCTTTTCTTCTTGAAGAAATCTATAATCTTCAAACCATCACTATAAAACTCTGTCATCTCATCTTTGGTACAAAATTCTTCACCACCATTTTTGGTCATGATTTCCATAAATTGCTTCTTCATTCTGTCTTCGAGTTCTTCATTAAGAAGTAGTTTGTCAGCCTCTACTATACTTTTGGTATACATTACTTTGATGTACTCTTGTAGTACCTCGTGCATTGCAGTACCAAATAAAGTATAGATATTATCCGACCAAGGTATAGCCTTATCTACATATTGTAGTTTCCACGAGTATGGGCATTGTTCCCATAACGCGAACTGACTATACGATACTGATTTTTTTCTAGCCATTTAATTTTTGAATAACAGATTGTTTAGGTAATCCACCTATAAATCTATCTACTTCAACTCCATTTTCTTCTATAACAGTTGTGGGTACTGACCTAACATTGTATTGTTGGGCAAGGGATTTATTCTCGTCCACATCGAGTATTTGTACTGAATGACCCTCATTCATTATTTCGGTCATTACAGGTTTGAAAGCTTTACAAGGGCCACACCATGTAGCTGTAAAGTATTTTGCTGTCTTCATTATTTTCCCCACTTTCCACGACCAACAAGAGTTGCCATTATTCCATAGTTTGAAACATCAAGGTAAGCATCTTCTAATGGTTCATCCTTTACGGCTGATTCTCTGTCGTTCATTAATAGTGTTTTTACTCGTTGTAATTTGTCATTCATACGAAACCATAAACCTGTGAGTGATAGCTTTATTTCTTCCTTTGTTTTCAATTGTGTACCAACTGATATATTACCAGGACCGTAATCATGTTGTTTGTGACAGAACAATTCATATTGTTCTCGTTGTAATTTTTTGAACTCTTTAGTCATCTCGGGCCATTCCTTTTCCATCAACTCTACAATATTATCTGTTGTAGGATTTGATTTTGGAGTGTCCTTAATTGAGTTTTGTTTGAGTTCTAGCAAGGATTTATCTTTCATATATTTCTCCTAATATCATATAAGAATTTACTATAAATTTTTGATAAAGTCAAGTAATAATTTCATCAATTAAACCATATTTCAAACATTCATTTGCTGTTAAATAGGTATCATTTTTAGAAACACCTTCCCAAAATTCAGCATTTTTGTTTGTGACATTACCAAGTATTCTGTTTATATTTTTTTGTAATTTTTTCAGATGGTCTGCTCCTTTTAACACATCAGAGGTTTTACCACCTTCAAATGCTGAACCTTCGTGAACCATGACTGTTGAGTTTTCTGTCATTGTTCTTTTACCAGTTCCACATGCAAGTATCACTGCGGCTGCTGACATACAAGCCCCAATACAACGAGTATTGACTTTGACAGGTAAAGTTCTGAAAAAGTCTATGGTTCCTAACATGGCATAAACATCACCACCATAAGATGTAATATGTAAGTTGATGTCTTGTTTGGGATTTACTCTTATAAAATTATCAAATCGTGTCATTACTGCGTACAATTGGTCTTGGTCAATTTCATAGCTTAGATACATTGTACTTTTTTCTAAATTTATACCCCATTCCAAATTTTTAAAAAGTAATTGCTGACTTGAAGTTAATTTAGAACCGTTTGAGTAGTTCACCTTTATCGGTACATTAGTTGTTTCCATTTATTCTCCTTTTCTAAAAATAAAAATGGGTTCGTATTTATATCCTGCTCCCATTACACTTGATAATGTTAGCTGTATTGTTTCTTCTTGAATAAATCCAAGTGATTTAGAAATATTAATTGTTTCTTCTTCTATGAATTTATATTTTGGTGTATTTGCTATATTATATAACATATAACCATTATCTTTAAGTCCGTTATAACAATTTTGAATTGTCTGTCTTAAAAAACCATTCACCCACTCATCTTGGGTAGGGAACTTTTTATAACTTTGTGTTGATTCTTCTGAGTACTTTTCAGTATCAAAATAAGGTGGTGAGGTAAAACACAAATCCAAAGACTCTTTCTTTGGTATGTACTCTTCACTTCCTTGTTTATATATATTTACCTTTTTGTTTATATAACCAAAATCTTTGCTCATTTTTATCAGACCATCATATGTTTTAGAACTTGGTTCCGTTCCAATATAATGCCGAATATTTTTCGATGATAGTGCACCAAGTAGTCTTCCACCCCATCCACAACTCATATCCCACACAACTCCATCTCCACCATACTTTTCATAGATTAGTTTTGCTGCCGTAGGTCTGAAATTACTTACGGATTGAGTACCACTATAAATTTTTATTGATTGTCTAAGTCTATTTTCATGAAATACATTTCTCTCCCCATTTGGGTCTTCACCTTTATAGTGTTTCTGTTCCCAATTCCAACACTTTCTAATTGTAGATTTGAACATATCGTCATCCAAGAATATCTCCATCGGTGATTTTTTAGCACTACCACACACCACTTCCCAAAAGTGTGGATGGTAAGTCCAACACAACCTCAAACCATGCATAGTCTGTACTATCTGATTATCTTTGAATATCGTATCGACATCAAACTTTCTCAGTTTCTTTAAGTGGTCGTGTTTTTCATCTTCACGAATTGTGTAGTGGGGGAATCCATGACGCCTGTAATAATCGAATATGACTTCTACACCATACTCTCTATCTACTATATCTATTGAATTTGTAACCCTTTCGAACTCCAAGTCTTTCTCATCCACATCGATGAGTTTACCGAGAGTTTCATAGTTTACTCTTGCCATTAGGGTAGATTTAGTTTTTTAACTTCCTTTGGCTCCGTTCCAAATTTTTGGAGTATGGACTTCAATTCAGCCTTACCTTGTTCGGAACTATAATAGATTTCTAAGTATTCGTTAGCCTCTTTCATACTAACTTGATGATATTTTGTAACGATTTCTACAACCCATTGAGGATGTTTCATAACCTTTTTTCCTTTAGTATATCTTAACCATTGTTTACCCTTTGGTAATATCTCGGTATACAATCTGTATAAGTCTTTTGGTTTTAATTTGTATTTTTGTAGTTCATTGACTATATCAACCCAATTCATATTCATCGATAAAAAACGATGAACCATGTAATTAGACCAAGTTTTTCTATCGGCATCATTTAAGTTTTCCCAATAGTTCTTAGTCTGTTTAGATGTTATGTGGGTGATGTGGTCAAACAAAGATTTTGTTTTCATGATTATAATTAGTTTGTTAAATTTTCAAATCATTCTTTATAATGCACATCAATACCTTGATTCATCCATTGTTTATTCCATAACCTCATTTTACCTCTATTCGATATAGTTTCAAGCTCCTCGGTAGTTGAACTACCATATTCGAGTGTACAATTTAATTTTGATGATATATTTTTTACCACATCAAGATTAAACTTTTCTTGATTAATGGACGGATACACTGTTGACAATCCAGCCATGATGTCTCCCATATCACCAACAAATTCTTCTTTATCAAGTAAAACTGCCTTAAGTTGCTTCTTGTAATCTAATTTTCTAATATGATTTGCCATATCAACATCTATATCATAACTAATAGTCATGTTTGTCTCTGTCCAATCAAAGATATCTACCTTTCCACCACCTACAAATTTTTTCCATTTACCATCACTAAAAAACGAAGCATCATTTCTTGAATTCCACTTAATCTCAATACCAAGTTTGCTGGTCTCTTCAGAGATAGAATCTTGAAATCTTGACCAAACATGGTCTTGTTCCTTCTTAGAAAATAAGTTAAAGTTTGTTATTCTTGGGCCTTCAAGATAAAAGGCTGTGGTGGGTACACCAAGTTCTTGGTCTATAATTAATTTACCATTTTCGTCTCTTGGTGGGGGCGAGTTAATAGCATCAAAGATTCTAACCTTCTCATCTAACTCATCTAAAATATGTGTGATATCATCAGGATAAACACCGAAAAAAACTGGAATGTTCTTTTTCATTGACCATTGTATAATAGTAGGTTGTTGGATATCTACTAAAGTTTGATATTCCCAAATACCTGTGTAAAGTTCTTTTGATATTAAACCAAAATCGACATACCTAATCTGAGTTTCCATACCATCCTTCATAGTATAAACTTTCTGTTAATTCTTCACCTTTTTTTATATCACGATTTGCAATAAAATAAAAATCTCGGTTTCCTCTTGAGAACGCATCGAGATTTGGTGTATCAGAATAGTTTTGGAAAAACCATGTGGATTGATAATTTATATCTTTTGTAGTGTACATCCAAAGTGGCCCAAGTTCTTTACTCCAAGTAAAATCCTCGCCCATAACCTCTACTCCACAATGTGCCTGAATATCGTATACACATCGTAATAGACCTTCTGAAAAATGGGAAATATCTTCCCACTCTACCCAAGACTTAACACTTTTTGGGGCTAAATCCCATACACTCGTTCCCTTTGGTATATCTCTTATCGCGACGGCACCAACCCCATCACATATTTTGGATGGGAATGGACGAGCCCATATATGATTTTCAAACCAATTAATTACAAATTCTTTACTATTCATAAATAGATACCTTTATTTTTTTAGCATATGTTGCTATTTGTCCTCTGTCTAAATCTTTCCAATTTGTTGCAATGGGACATAGTGAAACAGAAACTAAAAGATTTTCAGCACTCATGAATGTTATATAATCTCCCTTTACCGCGTCAGATGCGAAATTTAATAACTTACCATCGGGACTACAACTAAATTTATCGAACAAATTTATTGTATTGTCATTCAGATGCTCAACTCCTAACCCAAACTTCTCAATACTATTAAGAAAATTTGTTTTACAGCTTATACCTTCAACAATTGTATCCTTACTTTCCGTATCATCACAATAACCCATAACTCCATGATGAAAATATCCTTGACTTGATGATTCATACTCTGTCTCATCAACACACTTTGCTATCATTTTGCGTTCTATATAATCAGACCACAAATAAGAACCTTTAGTAACTTTTCTTCCATGCATAAACATAGTATGATGCATACTTAGGAATTCGTGTTTAGGATTATCTTTAGTCCAAATTGCTACATCTAATATTTGTTGTCCTTCCAACAATTCAAATTTAAAGTAATGAGAGTGGGGGACTTCAAATGCAAATCCACCCCCCTCAACAATAAACTCATTGGTCATATACTATTTGTTTTTCCTTATAGACTAAGAATAATCCACCTGAAATCATTACGAGTCCAGCTATCTGCCACAAAGATGGTGACATGGATAGAAAAAAGTAACCAAGTGTCACTCCAAAAATTGGTGTTCCCAATTCAACTAAACCTGTATTTGTAGCTCCAATATTCTTTACAGCTACCCAATAACAGAAGTATGCTATAAAACTTGCAACTACTGAAATGTATGCGATTGCTAACAGACCATTGAATGTTACCTCTGA